TGGAACCTCGGTGCGATGTCGATCAACGAGATCCGATCCAGCGAGGGCATGAACCCGATCGAACACGGCGACAAGCGGTTCGTGCAGGTCAACATGGCCCTGCTGGAGTCGTTCGTCGTCCAGCCGCCGCCGGCCGAAGAGACTGCGCCGCCGGCAGAGGCTTCACCGGCGCCTGCCGAAGAGCCGGCGCCCGCCGCCGAGGAGCCGGCCGTGGACGCCGCCCGGTCGGCCGCCGGCGTCCTGTTCAAGCAGACGCTGCGGAAACTGGCGGCCATCGAGGCATCCGGCATTGCCGAGCGGCGCAACAAGCCGGCCAAACTCGCGGCGTGGCTGGAGGCGCATGAGAAGCGGATGCGGACGGAACTGTGCGACTCCGCAAAGGCCACCGGGCTACATATCGAGGAATTCGCGACCGCATGGATGGACGAGACGCGGGAGTTGCTGCTGTCGTGCCATCGCAGCGGCCGCCCATACGAGGAGGTTCTTGAGTCATGGACGAGCAGAGTCGAGAAGACGTTGAGCGACGGCTGATCGAGGCCGACACGGCAGTCGAGCGCTGTCTGTGCGACAAAACCGGCAAGAAGAAGACCGTCATCCGCGGCTATGCGGCATTGTTTGCCAGCGACTCGCAGGACTTGGGTGGGTTCGTGGAGCGGATCCTCCCCGGAGCATTTGACAATGTCATCAAGCGTGGAACCGACGTTGTTGCCCTCTACAACCATGAGCCGATGTTCCTCCTTGGCCGCGAGTCATCCGGAACTCTTCGTCTCGCCGTCGATGAGCGTGGTCTGCGCTATGAAATCGACGCTCCTGAGAGCCGCGCTGATGTCGTGGAGGCTATCGAGCGTGGTGACGTGCGCGGATCGTCCTTCGCCTTCAAAGTGAAGGGCGCAGGCGAGAAGTGGACGCGGATGGCCGACGGCCGCCAACTCCGAGAAATCGTTGACTTTGACGGGCTGTTCGATGTCGGCCCAGTCCTGCGGCCGGCGTACCCAGCCACCGAGACGTTCGTGAGCAAGCGTGCGCTGGACATGGCCCGCCGAGCCATGTACGAGGCCGGCGAATTCGTGGCGTGGGATGGTGGCGTCGGCCGCGTCGAGTACGTCATGTCGGAAGGGTCCATCGGCGACTACTCAGAGGAGCCGATTGAGGCCACGCCGGACGATCCGGCCGCACTGGTGCGGAAGTACGACTTTGAGGACGGCGTCTGGGAGGAGTCGGACTACTTCGTCGCCAAGAAAATGAGCGAACTGGTGTCCGCGAGCAACGTCATGGGCGAGGCTCCGGCGTTCATCGACCAGCGGTCAGTCGGCCTCAAGCCGACCTCCGGCATGGCGGCGGCGGCCAAGCGTGGCCTGCGCCTCCATGAGGAAGGCAAGTCGGGAGACGGGCTGAAGCCCGAGACGGTCGCCAGAGCCAACAAAATCGCCCGCCGCGAGGAACTGACCGACGACCATGTCCGCGAGATGAACGCGTGGTTCGCGAGGCACGAATCGGCGAGCAAGTCGCCGGGCTGGGACAAGGCTGGCGAGGAGAAGCCGGGATTCGTGGCGTGGCTGCTGTGGGGTGGTACGCCGGCGAAGAACTGGGCGGCCCGCAAAGTCGCTGCCATGGAGTCGCGTGCCGAAGAAGAAGCGTCGATGGAGTCCCTGTCGCCGGCCAACTTCGCCCTCTACGAGGCCGTCGAGCAGATCGCCGTCGAGAACGGCCCGTGGCCGCAGGGCGGCCCAGACGGCGCCCATTACATGACCGAGAATCCGTTCGCCGAGCGTGGCATGAAGTGCCAGAACTGCGTGTTCTGGAACGAGAACGGCGCCTGTGACGTTGTCGAGGGCCAGATCGACCCGAACGCTGTCTGCAAACTGTGGATCATCCCCGAGGAGCGTCTGCCGGAGTCGGCCAAGCGCGGCATCGACCCAGCGGCGGAAGCGGCTCGCCTCAAGGCAAAGGCACTGGAGACGGCCGCCCATGGACTTCCTCGCTAAACTGCGGGCGGCGATTGAACTGCGCCGCGGCGGCGGCCCGCGCAAGCAGAAGAAAGTGAAACTCGCTGGCCGCCGGCCGGCGAAGATGGGGCCGTCGGCTGGCTGCGGCACTGGGTCTGGCGGCTTCAAGGCCGGCAACAACTGCGCCAAGGAAGACGGGATCCCGCAGAAACCGCTGTCTCAAGGCGGCGCCCTCAAGGGCGCCAACGCCAAGGCCGACCTCGCCCGCGCCAAGGTGCTGGCCCAGCAGGAGAAGGTCGCCAAGCAGAAGCAGCAGGCTGTCGATGTCAAGCGCCGGCGGATCGAGGGCCTGCGCAAGGCCGCGGCCGAGCGCAAGGCCCAGAAAGGCGAGCGCGACGCCGCCGAGCAGAAGGCCGCCGCTGATGCGGCCGCCAAGAAGCGCGCCGCGATGCTCCAGACCATCCGCGTCAAGAAGGCGAACGAGCGGCTCAAGGTTGTTGAAAAGCCAGCAAGCGTATTTTCTGGAAAAGCGGACAGTGCGAGCAAGGAGTCGGGCGAGACGGAGGTCGAGTTTCAGATCCGCAGGCACAGGAAAGATCTAGACAGGCTTCATGCGGAGTCTGAAAAGATAGAGGCGTACTACGAGGCGAAGATTGCACAGGTAGCGGCGGAAGAACAGAAACTCCGCGACCGCCTGCGCAGCCACGAAGACGATCGCACGTCATTCAACTCTAATCGCGCAGAATGGAAGGAACGCCAAGACTCAATAAAAAGGGAAATTGAGTCAAGCAAAGATAGGCTGGAACAACTCGACCGCGACAGGAACGGAAGAATTCATGATCTGATTGGAGAGTTCACTAAAGCGCATTCAGGCGGCACGGCTGTTGTCTCAAGCGATCCCAAGGACTACTCTATTTCGCACAGGTTTGGCGTGTCCAGCGCAGACATTGACGCAGCGAGGGTCGGGCTTTCGGATGCGTGGCGATGGCTGTCTCGCGTAGCATCTCCAAAGCACGCAAAGACAATTGCAAGGCAAAAGATAGATCTTCGTACTGGCGGCGGCGGCTCTCATGACGGAGATGGCGAGATCGTGACGATCGGCGCCTCGTCTAAATCTACATTCAGAAAGACGGCCGTTCACGAGTATGGACACGCCATGGAAAACGCCGACGCAAGAACGCTTCGCGCTCTAGACGAAGACTTCACGAAGCGCGCAAACAGATTCTTTTCCGACAACCAAGGCGCGAAGATTATGGGCATAGATTCATGCTCGTACTACGAATGCGTCTACAAAGCCGGAGAGATGCGAAAAGACCTGACCGTAGAACGTCTTAGTGACCCTAGCCATCTCGGCTACGCGTGCAGGTACTCTGATTGCGGATACGACAAGGCTACTCGCGACAAATACCCAAATAGACCAAGAATTAATCGCGGAACAGAGGTGTTTTCGACAGGGATAGAATACGTCTACAAAGAACCGGCTGCGTTTCGGAAACGCGCTCGGCATGGTTTCGATCTATCAATACTCATCCTCGCGGGCGTACTTTGAAATGAGCGCAAAAATTGTCGGCAGTGGATGGTCCGTATTTGTTGACGATCGCTCACTTGTGTGGGACTTGGAGGGGCCTTCAGAGCAGGGGCTGACTGCGCTGCAAATGCTCTCTGGGCATTTTCCAGACATCAAAAAACACCTCGATTCAACGACTATTGCTGGCCGCGAGTACGGAGACCTGTACCCGATGGCGGCCGACTTCCTGAACACTTGGGGGATCAAGTGCAAGGTCGAGGGGCTTGGGCCGATCCAGTTTGAGGCCCCGCCGCCTCCGCCCGCCGACTGACTTGCACGCCTAGCAGCGCCCTTGCTAGGCTACAGAGAGACATAACCGCTCCGCGATGGATTTCGCGGAGAGCAGTGCGAGCGACTTGAGGATTCTTGTCGCGGCGTGCTTGCGGGAACCCCCGCCAGCCGCCGCGATTGCGTTTGGCTGGCTCAAAAAAGGAGCAACAGCCAAATGGCTTCCAACCTCAAGCGTCTTCAGGACCGTGCCGCGGCGATCGCCGCCCGCCTCAACGAACTCGCCGACTGCGAGGAGCGTTCCGAGGAGCAGACCGCCGAACTCCGGCGCCTGACGGACGAGGCCGACAAGGTCAAGGCCGACCTTGAGTTTGAGCAGAAGTTGGCCGCCAAGGAGGCGGAACTGCGTGCGGTCGTCGAGCGGGCCGCCCCCGCCCCGGCGGCTGCCGCCGCCCCGGCCGAGCAGACGAAGAAGGTCGAGATTCGGGGCATCAACCCGCATCACACGACCCTGCGGGCCTTCAACGACAACCCCGAAGCCGTCGAGAGCGCCTACCGCTGCGGCCGCTGGCTGCGGGCGACGGTGTTCCGCAATCAGGAAGACCTCCGGTGGTGCCGCGACAACGGCGTCGAGAGCCGCGCCCTCAACGAGGGCAGCAACTCGGCCGGCGGTGCGCTGGTCCCCGAGGAGTTCGCCAGCCGGGTGATCAGGCTGGTCGAGACCTACGGCACCTTCCCCGGTGCCGCCGAGAACGTGTCGATGAACCGCGACACGATGGTGATTCCGAAGCGGCTGTCTGGCACTACGGCCTATTTCATCGGCGAGGGGTCGAGCCACACCGAGAGCGAGCCGACCTACGGCAACGTGTCGCTCGTCGCGAAGAAGTTGGGCGTCTCCTGCCGGATGTCCACCGAGGTCGTCGAGGACGCTCTGGTGTCGCTGGCCGACAGCGTGGCGGCTGAGTTTGCCACCTCGCTGGCCTACAAGATCGACACCTGCGGCTGGCTCGGTGATGGCACCTCGACCTACGGTGGCATCAACGGGATCGTCAACAAGATCAACGACGGCACCCACACCGCCTCCGTGGTGTCGGCCATCGCTGGCAACACGGCGTTTGAGACCCTCGACATCGAGGACTTCCTCGCCGTGATCGGCAAGTTGCCGCTCTACGCCCGTCAGGGCGCTGCGTGGTACGTCTCGCCGGCCGGCTACGCCTCGTCGATCAGCCGCCTGAAGTACGCCGCCGGTGGCAACACCGCTGGCGACCTCGGCGCCGGCGCGACCGACAGTTGGCTCGGATACCCAGTCCGGCTGGTTCATGTAATGAACAGCACGCTCGGCGCCGACACCAACAAGGTCAAGGTGCTGTTCGGCAACATGAGCCTGTCCAGCATCTACGCCCGTCGTCGGGACTTCTCGGTGCGGCTGTTCGATCAGGTGTACGCCACCACGGATCAACTGCTGCTCCAAGGGACCATGCGGTTCGACATCAACCACCACAGCCTCGGCAGCACTTCGGAGGTCGGCCCGGTCGTCGCCCTCAAGTCTGCCGCGTCGTGATAAAGGAGCCTGAAGCAAAATGATCCACGCACAGAACCACAAGGTCGTCGCCGAACTCCCCACGGCTGCCGTTGGGGCCACGGCGACCGCCACCCTGACGATTGACACGATTGGCTACGATCACGCCAGCATCAGCGTCGTGCGGGCCAGCAACGCCAGCACGGTGTTTGCCAGCGCGGTCAAGATCGAGGAGTCCGACGAGAGCGCCGCGAACTTCACCAACGTCACCGCCTTTGTCGGCGGCGGCACTGGCGGGTTCACGATTCCGGCCGTGAGTGCGGCCGGCACGGCGTCGGCGGCCATCCTCGGGATGGATGTCGATACCCGCGCCCGCAAGCGTTACCTGAAGGTGTCCTACACCCCCGGCGCCTCGGCGACGGTGGCTATCGTGGGCCGCCTTGGCCGCGGCGAAGAGTCGCCGGTCAGTGCTGCGGACGCTGGTGTCATCGGTCGAGTCGTTGGCTAGTCCCGTACAAGCGGGACGGCCACGACGGCCGACAAAGGCGCAAGGATGCGCGCCCGCTCCTCACAAGGAGCGAAAGCGATGCTGGTTCGCGTAGGTCAGTGTGAAGCCGAGGTGAAGGTCGCCGCTCTCATGAGCGTCCCTCGCCTCGGCTTCACGGATAATTTCTTCTGCATCTCGCAGGCGCTCGCGCCGCACGGGATCGCCCCGATCAAATACACCGGGGCGTTTTTCGGCCAGTGCCTCCAGATGACGATGGAGCAGGTCGTCGATACGCACGACGTAGTCCTGACCATCGACTACGACACGATCTTCACCGCCCGCACCGTCGAGGGCCTGCTGGCGCTGCTTATGCACTCGGGGTATGACGCCATCGCCCCGCTGCAGACCAAGCGGGAGTCGAACGCCGTCATGTTCGCCCTCCCGGGCATCAAGCCAGAGGACAAGACGACGGTCGAAAACGACTGGTTCAGCAAGCCTGTGCAGCCTGTCGAGACGGCCCACTTCGGATGCACGTTCATCCGCACTGAAGCCATCAAGAGGATGCAGAAGCCTTGGTTCATCGCCGAGGCGAACGCCGAAGGCACGTTCACCGGCGGCCACACGGACGAGGACATCTACTTCTGGAAGAAGTTCTCGGCCTCCGGCAACAAACTCGGCATCGCCACCCATGTCAGCGTCGGCCACGCCGAACTGATGATTACATGGCCGTCGCGTTCTGCCGCGGAAGGCAAGATCCAGCAGCACACGACGGACTTCTGGAACAAGCAGAAGACGCCGCCCGAAGAAGCGTGGGGGTTCCTCAATTGAGAGTCCGCATCATCCGGCCGTTCGGCGGTTACAAGGAAGGGCAGGAGTTTGAGTGGGGGGACGGCATGGCCCGCATCCTCCTTTCACGCGGCCTTGTGATCCGCGTCGAGGACAGGGACGAGGAGACGGCCGCCGTTGAGAGCAGGGCCGAAAAGGCCATGTACCCGCAAGGAAAGAAGAGGCTCAAGTGACCGTCACGATCACCTACGGCAGCCCGAGGCAGCCTGAGTCCGGCATCACGCCATACCGAAGCCTCTACCGGCACACGGCGCCGTCCGTCGAGCCTGTGACGCTGTCCGAAGCCAAGGTGCAGTGCCGCGTCGATACCGACACGGACGACGCCTACATCACCACGCTGATCTTCACGGCCCGGCAGTACGTCGAGGACGTTCTCGATATTTCGATGATTTCGGCGGTCTGGGAGGCCCGCTACGACACGTTCCCGATCTGGGAAATCATCCTCCCGCGCCCGCCGATGCAGAACGCCGC